CCATCTTTAGCTTTTTGTAAATGAACAGTTTTTGCTAAATGAGGAATTGGTTTTCCATTGGAATCAAAATCTTTATGATGTTCATAATCATAATGTTCAGATTTGGTGTTATTGGTGAGGATTTCTTTATAAACCTCTGCACCAGCTTTTGTAATTTCTAATTGTTCAGCTTCGGTTAATTTAACTGCCTTTTCTACATCAGACATCCAACCGTTAAGCGTTTCTTCAAAGCTCTCGTCATGGAACCGTTTATCACTAAATGCGTCAGGCAATTAAATCACCTACTTTCTAGCTGTTCTATATCGTTTATCCCACTTCTCTAGGATGAGATTATCATAAGGAATATTGGTATTACTATCATCAGGCATTATACTTGTGATAGAATACACTATTTCACCAATCTTGACCTTCATAGTTTCTTGGATTTTTTCACGATGTTTAACAGTAATAATCTTAATATCTTGTTTGTTTGTACCCAATTCTGACATCTTGTCCTCAATAGACCGTTTTACAATTGCATAATGCAAAGTGATTTCTGGAACTAATGTTGGAACTGGAGCACCTGTGTTTGGATTGGTAATACTTTCAACACTATAGAAAATAGCCTTCTTATTAAAACTATAAGGTTTCTTTTCAGCTTGATTCTTACCATCGTAGTAGTATACCACTTGTTAATTCACCTACTTTCCTTCTGTAGATGAAAAACCAATACCTCTATCTCGAATGGTTTCTAAGACAGTATTCATACCTGAATAACTTTTCTTATTCAAATTACCTTCACCAGCACGATTATAATACCAGTCAGTTGCTGTCATCATGGTAGCATGTTTCATAATTGTCTTATCATCATCTGATAAAGTGTCTTCATCACGGTTGATAAATCTACGTACATATGCTTTGGCATTAACCAAAAGAACATTTTCAATATAAGGTTTTTCGTCATCTTCCGCGTTGAGGTTCTGCATTAATTCTTCAATTGTTAGTTCAAAAGGATTCTTTTCATCTTCCGCCATGAACTCACCCACCTCTCTTTTATGTATGGGGAGCGAACTCCCCGTTTTTTAACATACGATTATTATTTAGCCACCGTATTAAATCCAATCTAGTCGGCAGTAATATCCGCACTACCAACCTTAGCAGTAACTTTTACGTTAGTTGCATCTGCTGGATTAGTAGGCTCTACGCTTTTTTTGTTGCACCGATGATAAATGCGTCTGGGTTCTTAACTACACCATCCATGTAAGTGTCAAGAACAACTAAGTGACCACCTGCAAGAGCTTGTTGTGAATCAGCAGTAACATGAACTAAGTTCATACCCTTCTTAATCATAACAGCGTAACCTGCATTGAAGTTACCATAAACAACTTGTTCCTTGTTTGGTAAGTCATCCAATGAATCATCAACAAACACTTTAGCACCGAACAATGTGTATTCTGGGTCGCCAGCAACTAATGAACGGAAGATTAAGAATGTGCCATCACCGTCTTTTAACTTAGCCATTGTTTGGAATGCGGCATTTGATACAACCCAAACAGCACCGCTTGTGTAACCTTGGTGTAATTTAGAACGCATATCAATCAAGTTTTCAACAGTGATACCACTTGCATCAAGTTCAACTTTTTCGATTTCTGCATCGCCAATAACTGGTGAGAAGTTTTCTGCTGGATTTGGGTTAGTATCTTTAGCTGAACCAATTAAGATTGAGCTTGTGATACGGCGTGATACAGAGCGTGTTACCCGTTCTACAGCGTAATCTGTAATATTAACAGCAGAATCGTTAATCAATTGTTGTGTTAATTGGAATGCGGCGGCAACACGTTTTTGTGTTAAGCGAACCGTTTTCAATTGACCTTCAAGTTGTTTAGCATCAATACCTTCACCAACGAATGCCATATTGTCACTTGCTTTTGATTCACGAGCAATTGCCAATGTACCAGTAACTGATGGGATTTGTTCAACTAAACCAAGTAATGGAGCTTGTTGTTCCAATTTACGGATGATTTGGCTGTATACACCATCAGGAATTGTAATACCACCGTTACCAGCAGTATCTTGACCCTTTTCACCAGCGGTCATACCACCAGTAATATCACGCAATTCTTTTTCATTTTCCATGAATAATTCCGTGTTTTGTTTCCCTCGTAGGTATAATTCTACAGAGCGATTTTCTAATTGTGCTTGTTTTTCTTTGTTATCCAAGTCTTTCACCTCGTTGTTTTTTTCGCCATTTTCAAGTTTACCTTCAACAGCACGTTCTTCTTTAATACCCTCAATACTCTTGTTTGCTTCTTCGATTTCTGAACGATATTCAGCTAACGATGTTAATTCAACGTCAGTTAAATCACGAACTTCCATGCGAGCAGAACTAATGATTTCATCAGCTTTAGCCATCAAATCATTAATCTTTTCTTTACTTGCTTTTAGTTTATTCATTTCTTATACCTCACGTTTTTCAAATTCACCAAAGAAATCAACTAATTCACGTTTTTCTTCTTTGCCAAATTTTGGTTTTTTATCAGCATCTTTAGTATCAGCTTCTTTGGTTGATTTTTCATCTTCCTTTTCAGCATCTTTCTTGGCTGGTACGGCTGGTGTTTTTTCTTTATCATCAGCCTTCTTTTCGTCCTTTTTGACTTCTGTAGCGCGAATTTCTTCGTCATCGTCTTCATCATCAATAACATCTTCGCGTTTTTCTGTCTTAGAACCCAAACTTGAAATTAATGATTTAACCGTAGAGATTAATTCTTTAACATCTGATTCTAATGAACTCTTAGGAGCTTCGTTTGCACGAACTTCTTCATCATCATCAATAACGTCATCATCACGTTTTTCAGCTTTTTTGGTTGGTTCTACTGGAGCTTTAGGAGCATCTTGACGAGTTTCTTCATCCTTTTTAACGTCTTTTTTGTCGTCTTTAGGAGTTTCAACTACATCTTTCTTTTCTGGTTCTGCCATGTTATCTTCCCTCTTTTCAATTTCTTCTGGAATTTCAATGTTCATAACTTGTTCAATGCCACGCGTTTCAATTGTAGAACTGCGATAGGCTGGATTGCGAACCGCAGAAACTTCAAATAATCTGATTGATTTAATAATACGCAATGGCAACCCATCATCGCTTAATGTCCATGAGGAATCATCTACGACCATGCCAAATGACATGCCACAGATAATACCTGATTTAATTAAACTGTGTGTATCGCGTCCCCAAGATGTATCAGCGATGGTTGCACGCATGAATAACCCCTGTGAATCCTCTGTAAGGGATAAAGAGTTGTTTTCTGTCGTACTTAAAATTTTCATTTTATCATGTTGGTACAGGAAGTCTACACGGGGTGCTTGAATCAACGCGTCTGCAAAAACGTGCGGTAGAATTGTTTCACGGAATTGTTTTCCCGTATCTGGATTTGTAAGAATTTCAGAGACACTACCTGTTACATTTACATAACCTTGGACTTTGTAACCATCGTCCGAAGTAAACATATCAACAGGTAATGTCCGAATTTCTAATAATTCTTTATTTGTCATCTTCTACATCCTCACTTGGTTCTTTGTCATTGACCGTTGTTTCATGTGAAACATTACCCATTGAGCTACGAACACCCTCTTGGAGAATTTCACCTGTAACAGAATCAATTGTCATACCTGTATTGGGGTTAAGAATTACGTGAGTCTTAGGGTCGAAAAGGACTTGTCCAGTTGTGTATTGATAGAATTCTTGTTCATTAGGGTCTACTGGAATGCCTAAAGCACGTTTACCTTGGACATTACTCATTAAACCACCCTTAACCTTAGCATTAACTGAATCAGTTTGCTCTTTGGTTGTTGCTTTTAATAAAGCACTAGGGTCAAAACGGAATTCATAATCTTCTGCTTTTTCACTTTCTAGTAACAAACTCTTAGTTAAACTTGCTTCAATAGCAACCATAAGAGGTGATAAAGTATATTGTAAAAAGTATAGATTATTTTGTTCATTTGAGTTATACTTATTAGCAGAACTATTAATCATAGATTCTGGAATATTAAACGCTCTAGCAATATCAGAGATAACATCCTTCTTACCTTCTGTAAGTTGTAATTTATCTGGGTCGATAGATGCTTGTTTATATTTTAATCCTGATTCAAGAATAATTGTTTTACCAGCATTCTTAGCACCATTATATAATTCTTCCCATGCCCGTTTAAGACGCATAACTTGTTCATCATTCATCTTAGAATCAGCTTCAAGAACGGAAGTAGGCATTGCACCGTTTTCCATTAATTTTGTTTGATATTCGTTTTGTGAAGTTGCCAACTTTAATAGTTTGTAATTTTCATTAAGAATACCATCACCAGTAATACCATTATCGGTTGATTTAAGAACAGATAATAATTCCTCATCAGCCCATTCATAGGTGCCAGCTTTTGACATTAAAATAGTTTTAGCAAATCGCTTATAACCATTTTGTAAATAAATTTGAATCATTAAGTCCTTAGTATCTAATGGATATAATGCTCTAATCGTATTTGATGTCTTTGATTCTTTTTCAATTACTGTTTTGGATGTTCCGTATAATAGAATATCTTTTGTGATTTTTTTCTTAAAATCATAGCCAGTAATATTTTCGTTTGCTTCTTTGTTTAATAATTCAGAACGATAATCGTCTGTAACTTCCTCATAGTCACCCATCGAATTGCGCTTATACAATTTGATAGGGAGTTGAGCAATGGAACTAGTGATTAATTCTAAAGAAGATTGTACGGCTGGAATTTCTAGGATTTCATCTTCTGTGATATTTTTATCAGTACCCCAGAGAGCACCACCTAAAGTAGTTGCTTGTCCATTAAACGAGATTGACTCTGCCATTTGAATTGAATCATCTTGTTTCTTTCGTCTGAATGAATCAAATAGACCCACACACTCACGCCCCTTTCTTTTAAATTAAGATTGCCATTCTTCCCATATCTCTACCTTCATCAACAATTTCTGTTTCCCACAAGGCTAGTGAATCAACCATTGCGGCAACCATATCAATTTTACCACTTGACTTTTTCTTGTTAAGGTAGTAAGATAAATTATTGTCAAGAACAACTTTGGCGTTGAGGAAGTTAAGTTTCATTAACTTATTAGTTTCATACTCAAATTCGCCATTTAATATTTTTTCTCTTAGTAATTTAGTTGCTGGATATAAACCAGCAGTATTTTGAACAATTTCAACGGCTTCATAACCAGCATCGGATAGTTTAGCGGCTGTCGAAACAGCATTCCATTTATCATATCCGATACCTTTAACGTGAACGCCATATGTTGATTCAAGTTCCATTACAAATTTTTCAACTGCGGCATAATCAATAATCTTATTACCAACAGGAAATGCCCAGCCTTTTTCAGACATTGAAGCATAATCAAGTTTTTCAACTTGTGATTTAGCTGTTTGTAATCCTTTTGGATAGAATGCCCAAGCCTTGCCATAAATTTTGCGAGTATTTGGGTCATATGATGTCATAGCAACAGCAGTATTATCGTTTGTTTGAGCTAAATCAAGCCCAACATAAACATCTCTACCTTGCCATTGAATATCATCAACTTCACACTCGTCTAAATCGGATTCTTTAATATATGATTCCTCTTCATCACCATTGACAAAGATGTTCATATGTTTTGTTAAAAAGTTTTTTCTATCTTCTGGAGCAAGAACTGCGACAGAACGCTTCTCAACTAGAAAATCATAGGTGTCTTGAATTTCAGCGGCAATTGGGTTAGCTTTTAAAAGTTCCTTATCACTTGTCATCCACTCTTTTGGTTCATCTGGTCTATATAGTAGAGCAAATGTTTTAGGCATGTCTATAAGCCCTCTGATAGCCTTTTCAGCCATATCAACTTCTTGTGTCATTGGATTTTCCAATGAGTCATACGCGGTTGAAATCAAGATACCTGTCCGATTGACAATGTTCATTTGAGATGATTGCATCGCCTGAATTGGATAATTATCTCTCAAAGCACCAACCTCATCCGCAACAAATACATTCGCAAGTCGCATAATTGTTATCGTTGAGTTTTTTATCTCAACTTCTATATGTCACCATATAGGTCAGCTTAAATTTTCACCCTATTAAAGGGGTCGCGTCCTCGTGGGTTTTGTGAATCAACACAAAAAAGAGTTAATCTCTTAACTCTTGACATTATATTCTCTTTATGAGTTTCAGTCCCTAAGCGTTACAATGTTACAATATGTTACTATTGCAATTATCTCGGTATCATCTCTTTTTGGAACATGTATCGCATTTTGCTTTATTATGAGTTTTTGCTTCAAACTCTTTTCCACAATTTTTACAAATTAGATTATATCTTCTATTAGGAAACTTAGGATGTTTTCCGTACATAGGATTACCACTACCAGAAAGTTTTTTAGAAAGTTTTTCTCTAACCTCTGGTCGTTTTGATGGATTTTTATCACCAGCAATCTTATCCCCATTACCATAATTAGGATTCCTTTCGCCAGCATTTTGTTCACGATATGTTTCCATTCGTTTACTCCATATTTCATCAGAACAATTGTTTAATACAAATCCTCCATTACCACCACCAGAAATATTATAACCTTTTCCGAATTGATATAGAGAATTATAATCCTTAATATACTTCTTTTCATTTTCATTCATTTCATCTTGATTATCACATTCAATTAATATTTCATTGGTAAAATTATCCAATCCATATTTATCAAATACTTCTCTAATCTTTTGACCTGAACCAAAATAACTCTCATCATAACTATCTGATTTATGTTGTCCAACATAAACCTTTCCATTAATCTTATTTGTTGTTAGATATACATATCCATACACCGTAAAACACTCTCCTTTATTTTTAATATACATACTATATCATATACAAAGAAGAATGTCAAGAGGTATTCACCGATTTTACGCGATTTTCTTATAGAATGTTACCATTCTATGACGGCAGACTTGTTCACCGTCCATACGGTTATTACTTGTAGCCAATGGTTT